AAAAATGTTTGAAAATTAAGCATTTATGGGATAAATTGGGCTATTAATTAATTAAGAAAGGATAAAATAAAATGGCTTATTCATACCCAATTTATAACGAGGTTGAAGCGTGTATTTATGGCAGTTCAAAAAACTGGGGTGCTAAAGATACTTGTAATGTAAATGTGAAAGTTGGTTCAAGTGCCACCTATTCAAATCATTTTGTTAATCACACAACAACAAAAAGAGAAATTAAAAAGAACCTTTTTGAATTTCGTTTTTATGTTGATAAACAAATAATTAGAAGAGCGTTATTCGATAACTTAACCAAGTCTTTTAATTTCTTGGATATTGAACCAAGTACCGAGAACCACGAACCAAACCCAAAACAACTAGAATTATTTTAGAAAGGATAAATAAAAATGATTGAATTAGATAATATAACTATTGGCAAAGCGTTTAGTTTTCGTGGTGGTAGTTTTATAATTTCTCACACCAATAAAACTGAATATTTTATTAGTGATCATAATACTTGCTGTGCAGGTAGTGATCCATTTGTTGCAGGTTATTTTAATGATGAACCTTCTTGCCATAAGTGGCTAAAAGATAATGTAGGCACAACTTACAAACCACATTCAGAGGTATAAAAATGATTGATTTAGATACTACAGATTTACAATGTATTAGAAGAGCTTTAACCGATTTTATAAGGTCAAAAGAAAATAGCACTTATTCTTTTCCTTATTACTCAGAATTAAATGCTAGAATTAACAACGCTATTTATTCGGAAGAGAATAATAAACTACAAGATAAAGAAAATGGAGAAATGAAAATATGAAAAAGAAAAATAAAACAACTACAAGAACCATTAAACTTGGTTCAAATTATATTAAATTTTTAGAAGCGGTTGGCAAATATAGACACTTGCCCTATCCCGAATATAAAAAAAAGATTGCTCAGGAGCTAGGATACATAAAGAAATAAATAATTAACCTAGCACCATGAACCGTGGTGCTAGGTACTTACATCAAAACCAAAAAACAAAAATCATTTACAATTAACCCCCACCCCCCTAAATCAGACCACGTAAAAATAATTTACACTATGGGGGGAGTTTGATACATAGGATACCATGGAAAACAAAACGGAGGTCCAACTCCAAAAAGAATTATTGGAACAGCAATTAAGAAAGTTAGACCTAGCTGAAAAAAGGTTTATTCCTTTTGTAAAGCACGTTTGGCCTGAATTTATTGAGGGTGATCATCATCGAAAGATTGCAAAGAAGTTTGAAGATATTGCCAACGGAAAGATTAAGCGATTGATCGTTAACATGCCCCCCAGGCACACTAAATCAGAA